TACAACTGTCGCACTTGCGCCACGCTAAGCGGTGATATTCCGTCTTTGTCCGGATGTACTGCGCTTGCGTCATTCTTCGCTTACGATAACGCTATAACGGGAGTTGCCGCAGGTTTTGCGGTTGCCGCAGCGCTTCATGACTTTGAAGCGCAGAACAACCTTTTAACACAGGCTGCAGTTGATGCAATATTGGCAGCCTTTGTACTTGCGGGAGCAACCGGAGCATATACGTTAAATGTTGGCGGTACTGGGAATGCTGCCCCGAGTCTTGCGGGCGCTGCGGATAAATCCACATTACAGGGGCGCGGCTGGGCCGTGACGACAAATTAATGACCGCTACCTATGTATTCGCGCCAAGCGCTGCAGACATTGTTCTTAACGCTTTTGGTATGATCCAAATAAGGCGTCACGAACTGACAACGCAACACTTGGAAGATGCGTCATTGTGTGCCAATCTTCTTATGGTGGACGTGAGCAACCGCAATCCGCACCGCTGGACGCTTGAAAATGTCGTCATAACCCTGGCGCAAAGCGTTCCCACGTACACGCTCCCCGGCCGGACTTTGGCGGTCCCCGTCGTCACCCTGTCGCGCACCGTGAGCGGGACGACGCGCGAGCGCACGCTTGCGCCATTAAGCGCGGCTGACTACGCCATGCAGCCGAACAAGCTTCACGAAGCGCCGCCAACGTCGTATTGGTTCTCTCTGACGGCAACGCCCACGATAACCGTTTGGCCGGTTCCGAACCTCGCGAGCGTCGGGCCGGTGCTCAACCTGCAGACCTTCCGCCAAGTCGCAGACGTCGATCTGCGCAACGGCGCGACGCCGGACGCGCCTTACCGCTTTCTGGACGCCTTCACGACCGGCCTTGCCGCGCGCCTGGCGCAGCTCTACCGGCCGGAAATGGAAGACAAGCTGAACCTTCGGTACGAGCAACGTATGGTGACAGCTTCCAAACGGGATGAGGAAGACGTTCCGATGAAGGTGCTTCCGAACTTTAGCGGGTATTATCGATAATGTTACGCCCTCACGGCCAAGCTGAAGTTGATCCGGATAACCCGAGAGCATTCGGGAAGTGTGATCAATGTGGCGACCAATGCAATCTGGTAAATCTTAGACCGCAATTCCAGTATGCGGGACCGGACGTGGTTAACCAGGGCTGGCTTGTCTGTGACACGTGTTTAGACGAGCCAAATCCAGGGCTCAAAACGGTGATTATTCCGCCTGATCCTATCCCAGTGGTCAATCCTCGCTTTGAGCCGTGGGATATTGAGGAAGATGTTGGAACAACGTTCTCAATATCCCAGACTAGCCCGTCTGGTGTTTTAACACATACTCTCGGTGTAACAGCACCGAATCAGAGTACTTTTACAATATCCCTATGGGTAAGACCGGATGACATTACAAGTTCAGTATCGATACTACGAAATGAACTCGTAACACAGGATACATTCCTTCGCATAAGAAATAACTTGGATACCCGTATAGATTTACATAACTATGTGGCTGGTTTTAAAACACAAGCCGTATGGAATGATTCATCGGGTGGTATAGCCGGATTTCTTACGCAAGGTGAATGGTCGCATATTATATTTGCCGTCGATACTACACAACCGAATCAAGCCGACAGGGTGAAGATATACCACAATGGAGTGTTGCACTCGGCTTATGTGGACACTGGCATAGCGCTGAATGATGTGTTCAGCAACTTCATGGTTTCGAATTCTTCGATAATCATACCAAGCGTTAGCAACCTCGTATATTTTGACGGGCGTGTAGCGTTTATACAGGTTATAGACGGGAAACAGTGTGAACCTTTAGAACTTGGCGGAATTAAACTAGGTACAGGTTGGGCGCACAAAGCATATGCTGGTGATTTTGGGAATACCGGATTCTATTTCTCGGGCGATAACGGTATGTCCACCAAGCAAGGCGTAGGGAATTCTTACACGTTCACAGATAGCGGCGTTACATTAGACTACGTAAACCTTCCGCCATACATCACAAAATAAAGGCTTAGGCATGGTCAATACTTTAACAATCACCGGATTACCGGCCGCAACCAGCCTAAGCGGCACCGATGAATTCATGGTGATGCAGGGCGGGACCACCAGCAAGAAAGGGACCGTGGCGCAGCTCACTGCCGCGCAGGCGGGCGTTACGGCGCTGCAAGAGGTTGGTTACAGCACGGTTGCCGCCGCAGCCGCTGCAAGCGTCCCCACGGCCGTAACGGCGCTCAGAACGTCGGGCTATACAGCCGCTGGCGACGGTGGGGGCGCTCGTTACAAGAAGGTGGTGGCTGAACCTGCGCACGCTGGTAAAATCCATTCGGCGGACGGCGCCTGGTGGGAAATGGCCGAGCCGCGAGCCAATATCCGGGCGTTCGGCGCCGATCCTACGAACACGGCGGATTGCACGACGGCTATCAACAACGCCATAGCTTACGCCGTAACCAGTACGCCGGATATTCCTCTCTACATCCCGTCTGGGAAGTATAAGGTAGTAACCACCCCGGCTAGCATCCCGTCAGATTTTACTATTCTTGGTGACGGACCAAGAATGAGTATGCTTGTTCCGGCAATGACGGACGGAACGGCATGCTTAAAACTTGTGAGCAGTAACGAGGGGATAACTCTTAAAGACTTTGGCATATCCACCTATACGAACTTTGCAACATTTGTTGCGGGTGGCACCGCTCCGAACTGTATCGGAATAGAAGGTTCAGATATCTCTGTCGGACACACTACCCGATTCTATATCGAGAACGTGTATGTTTACGGTTGTCGTACAGGTGTTAAGATTGATGGATGGATTGGAACCGTACTTAACCTATTCATAACTGTTTGCGATCTGGGGTTGGAAGGTAAAGAGCTTAACGGGTGTATGTTTAACCCGTATTTTGAGAATTGTCGCAAATCATACGCCATCACCGATACATTCGCTTTAACGTTCCTTACGCTTCAAGACGAAGGTGATATCTCGGGGACGCTTGCCGCGACCGTGGACACTACGCACGGCATGACATTTATAAATCCCTACTGGGAAGCGGGGACAGTTTACCCTCGCACTGAACCATATCTCACCATCGGCGGGACTGCGGTTTGTCAAGCCATCAGCGTTACCGGCGCTATGGTTGAGACGATAAACCTACCCGATGGCGTACCTGGAATTGAAGTTACACGGCTTGATGGCGGTAACTTTGAAATGTATTTGTCCGTTGGGTCTGTTGGCTCGGGAATCGGTAACGCGATAAATCTAAGCGCCACGGCTTATAATGTTTCAACAAGTCAAGCAAATGGTTTAGGTACTAGAAATTACCAGGATCTTAGCCGTTGCATGTCGCCAGTGTATAACTACTTTCCTAATCCATTCTTTGAAGTTTGGCTTAGAGGTTATGACGATATAACACTGGCAAATGCGGCGCTTGCTCAAGATACTGTGACATTCCGACGCGGTCATAACTCCGCTAAGGTTACGGCAAGCGTGGGAACTGCCAATAACTACGTTGAATTTATGCTCCCAACACTTAAGCTCCCTGTTGTATCGATGTATTCGCTTACGTTTAGGGTTGGTGCATGGATATTCATACCAGATATTACAGAGTACAACGACGGAACATTGGCCAAGATACCAGATATTTCGATATTCTGGATTGACAACGTTGCTGCAGAATTGCAGTCAGCCACCACACATCCGGGTACTCTAGCCGTAGGGACATGGTCTTTCGTCTATGGACAAATCAGCATAGGCTCAACCGTTACAAAGATCGGTGTTAGAGCTTGGGCAAATCGCACGGCTAATAATGCGTCTGGGAATGAGATTATTTATGTTGACAGCATAAGTATCGTTCATGCGAGCGTTCCGCTAGAGAAACAGATGCGTGAAGCGTTCGTAAACTGTGAATATACACCGTCCTTTGAGTCTGGTCAGCTTCGCATGCTTGGGAACGCTGTTCCCACAGACGCAAATCAAACGTACGCGCGCGGTGATCAAATATTTATTCAAGAGCCGGTGCCGTATATGTCCCCAGGCTGGATTTGCACGGGCGCCGGTGCGGGCGGGACCGCCACATGGACGCAGCTTGCGCCGGGGACGGGGCGCGGTATTCTGGCGGACGCTCCCGCTCTTGACGGAGGAACACAGGCCGGAGCGCGCTATTTCGCCACCAACGGGCGCAACACCGGTGAAGGCGCTGGCGCTGGTACAGGGTGTTGGTGTTATCTTAATTCGGCGGGCGGCTGGTTTGCGGACTGGTCAGGAACAACGGCAACAGACTGATGAGCTACACATATTCAACATTTGTGACAGCATTGGCGAAAGCTCTTGTTGTGAGCGAAACGGATGCGAGCTTTGTTGCTCTGTTGCCAACAATAATCGACAATGCAGAACAGAGAATATATCGCGAACTTGATCTAGTTTCTGCATCTGTTGTGGTTACCGGCAATATGGTGGCGTATGACCACTATTTTACGCTCCCTACAACTAGTGGACACATTGTCGTTGTCGATGTAGTTAGCATAATAGATGCAGACGAGCGGAAGAATCTCTTACCATCTACTAAAGATGTAATAGATTACGTCTATCCGTCTAATAACCCCACGAGTCCGTACTTGCTTCCAAAGCTGTACACTCGGTTAGACGATACTCGTATCTACATCGGTCCGATACCTAATTGGGCGTACACTACGGAAGTCACCGGAACGATTCGCCCGACAGCGCTTAGTGGTGTTAACGGCTCGACATTTCTTACGCTATATCTGTCTGATTTGTTCTTTGCGGCGTCCATGATTGCAGCCAATGCGGTGTTGCTTAAGAACTACGGCGCAGCGTCAGAAGACCCGCAACAAGCTATAAGCTGGGAAGCCGAATACCAGACAAGACTAGCATCGGCTAAATCTGAAGAGCTTCGCAAGCTGTACATATCTGCTAATTCGCCGCTTCCGGCGTCAGCAAAGGCTTAATTCATGACGTGGGCGCCAGTCGTTTTACAACCCGGTTTGAATGTCGAACTTACCGATACCGATAACCGAGGGGCGTACACGTCAACAAACCTCGGGCGGTTCAAGGCTGGACGTTTTCAGAAACTTGGGGGTTGGGAACGCTTTTACAGCAGTTCACTGAGCGGGACGCCTCGGGCGTCGCACGCATGGCAGGATTTGGCCGGTGTTGACCATCTGGCCATCGGCACCACCATCGGCTTGGTTGATCTGAGTTCAGGGTCTATCCGTAACGTGACGCCGCAGACCTTGACAAGCGCTCCCACGGTGGACTTCACCACAACAGCCGGTAGTGATCTGGTAACAATCGCTGATACAGGCGTCACCACGATTACCGCATACGACGCGATATATCTTAACGCTCCGGTGGCAATTGACGGCCTTATCTTGTCCGGTCTGTACCATGTTGAGCAATACGTTTCGGCTGGTGTGTACCGCATCAAGGCTACAGCAAACGCAGCGGCGGGCGTCACCAGCGGCGGCGCAACACCCTCCTTCACCATGACGAGCGGGAGCGCCAATGTCTCGGTGCTGTTCGCCGCGCACGGCCTTGCCGTGGATGACGAGGTTGTCTTTCCCAACGCCGTCACTGGCGGCGGCATAACACTGCAGGGCAAATACAAAGTTCAAAGCGTAACTGATGCGGATAACTTCGTTGTAACCGCCAAGTACGCCGCTACGTCCACCCCTGGCGCTGCGGTGGATGAACCTTTCAGCATTGTATATTACATTGCAATTGGCCCAATTGCGGCTGGTGGCGCGTATGGTACAGGGACATACGGTGGTGGTTCATACGGAGTTGGCACAACGTCCAGCGCTGACTCGGGAACGGATATTACCGCTATAGATTGGTCCCTCGCTAACTGGGGTGAATTGCTCATCAGCAACCCCGAGAATGGCGGTTTATACTATTGGGGGCCGAATAGCGGCTTTCAAAATAGCACAATGATAACGCAAGCCCCTGCGTTCAACATTGGATCATTTATCGCCAACGCCCAACAGATGATCATAGCTTACGGGAGCACAGTAAAGACTGCAATAGGTGTTTACCACGATCCGTTAATGGTAAAGTGGTGTGACGTTGAAGACTTTACCACCTGGGATGCGACCGCAGCCAATCAGGCGGGAAGCCGTCGAATTCCTACAGGCTCTACCTGTGTTGGCGGCGCTGCAACTCCGCACAGATCGGTGATTTGGACGGATATCGGCGTTTGGTCAATGGATTATATCGGCGCGTCCCTGGTGTTTGGATTTACAGAACTCGCGACGGGTTGCGGGCTAATCGCAAAGCATGCGCACGCACAGATCGGTGATATAGTCTTTTGGATGAGTAAGAGCAACTTTTACACGCTGTCTGGTGAGAGTGTAAGTCCCATGCAGTGTAGTGTATGGGATGCTGTTTTTCAGAATATAGACCTTACACGCGCCTCATTGTGTCATGCTGGCGTCAACAGTGACTTTAACGAGATATGGTTCTTCTATCCGTCAAAAGATACTTCTGTCAATTATCTTGTTGATGAATTTGGAAATTACATCGTTGACGAGTTCGGAAACTACATCGTTGACGCCGCGCTTGGTTCAGCCGACAGGTATGTGAAGTATAACACGGTTGATGGCTTATGGGACTTGGGAGCGCTTCAACGGAATACATGGATCGATAGAAGCGTTGTAGGCGCTCCCATAGCCACGGACGATACCGGCGCAATCTTTGAGCATGAAAAGACTTATGACGCTGACGGTCATCCGCTGAACGCAAGCTTTGAGACTGCATGGATTTACATTGGTGAAGGTGAAGACGTTTCATTCGTTGATCGTATCTACCCTGATTTTAAATGGGGCGAATACGCGGGAAGCGAAAACGCGTCCATATCTATAACCGTCTATGCCGTTCAGTATCCAGGTGACACACCAACCGTTCACGGTCCGTATACCGTAACAAAAGCTAATCAATTCATCAGCGCGCGCATGCGCATGAGACAATTTAAGCTCAAGGTCGAAAGTACAGATATGGGGAGTTTTTGGCGTTTGGGTAAGGTGCGCGTCAGATTTGCCAAAGATGGCAGGGGAATGTAAGAATGATACAGTCAGCACAATCAAATACTGCAATGCTCGGACAGGCGAAGGGCGTCAATGAGAATTTGGGCGAACTCGTCAAAGCCTTTGCCACGGCGTTCCCTTTGCATTCAAATACAGGATCGTTCACAATGGCGGCGGCAAATGTGAAAGCCGTGGCGGATACCGCCATCCGTGCCGGGAGCATCATTTACCTCATGCCTACGAACGCAGCGGCAGCAACACTCATGGCGGGAGCGAACACCCTGTACTGCGTTCGGGCGGCGGGCGTCGGCTTCACCGCGACCACGGCGGGCGGTGGCAACGCAGCCGGTACAGAGACATTCGATTATTTATTCGTAACAACAGGTTAACAGATATGCCGCCTAAACCCTATCAGAAGGCCCTCAATGTCGCGCTCAGTTCGGCCGGGAAGACGAAAAAGCGCGCCCAAGGTGGCGCTGTAAAACACGTGGGAGCGCTTGACGGGGCAACGCCAGGACGGGCGGACGCGATCAACACACAGGTTCCGGACGGCTGTTACATCATTCCGGCCGACGTTGTGAGCGCCTTGGGCGACGGCAACACGGCCGCAGGCTTTGAGCATCTGGCGCGGATGTTCCCGACGCAAAAGGCGGACGGTGGCGTCACGGTCCCGTGCCAGTTGAGCGATGGGGAATTCCAGGTGTTCCCGGCCGACGTGGAAAAGTACGGTGGTCCCGACGCGTTCGATCAATGGGTGGTGGACGTACGGAAAAAGGATATCGAGCGGCGCCAGGCGCTACCAGGACCGGTGAAAGATGAATAAGCCCCCCCATGTGCGGCTAGCCGTAAGCGCCGATATTGACGATATCCTGGAATTAGGCCGGTTAATACATGCCGAAAACGCCGTTATGCCAATGTCAGAAGAGCGTATTGCAGAATACGCATGGCGTGGGATAAATCAAGAGCGCGCCGTCATGGGGATTATTGGTCCGGTTGGTCATATCGAAGCGGTCGTTTACCTTGTTATTGGCCGGTTTTGGTATAGTGATAACTTCCACCTTGAAGAATTATTTTCGTTTGTACGTCCTGAACACAGAAAGTCAGATAACGCTAAAGCGCTTTTAGAGTTTGAAAAGAGTTGTTCAAAACGTTTAGGTATCCCTCTCTTAATGGGAGTCATCTCTTCTAATCGTACGGCGGCAAAAATACGACTTTATGAGCGGCGCTTAGGTAAACAATCCGGCGCTTACTTTCTTTTACAGGACGGTAACTCGCTATGACAACTGGCACGGAAAGCAATCAGAATAGCACTACTAAATCAAGTCAGCAAGGCACGTCGTCTAGTACCGCGACCACTAGCCAGTATGGGGCGAATAACAGCACTACCAACATAAATCAGAATACAACGCAGCAATCTAAAACTGGTCCTTCTGCGGCGGCTATGGCCATACTGCAAAAGTATGGCACAAATGGCTTGTCACAGGAAGATATTAACAAGTATATGGATCCTAATCTTAGGGACCGTTTAAGTGCTCTTACTGAGCAACAGAAAGCCAACAACGCCGTACAACAGAACTCGTTACGCGGTAACGCTATTTCCCAAGGCGCTCTTGGTGGCGATCGCGCGCGCGTGGCGCAGGCTGAGTTGATGCGCGGGCAGGGCCTGAACGACGCCTCAGCGCTGCAGGCGGAACGGGAGAAAGCCTACACACAGGCTCTCACCATGGCGCAATCGGACCGTCAGGCGGCGCTACAGGCGGCTGGCATGATGGGGACCGAGACGAGCGGAAGCGCCAACACGACGGGGACGAACACGACGGCCGGAACGTCCAGCATGCAGGGGACGCAGACCAGTGAGGGTCAATTCCAGAGCAGCGGCCAGAGCAGCACCACCGGGTATTCGAACACTGTCAGCGGCCCTGGCGGCGGTTGGGGAACTGTTGCGGGCGTTCTCGGGATGCTCAAGGATGGCGGGCGCGTGCAGCATCGCGATATGGGCGGGCTGGTCTATGCGCAAGCGCCGGTCATACCAAGCCTGAATCTCAATTCGTCACTCTCTGCGCCGCCTGTCCAGAGCTACACGATTCCCAAGCTGGGCGAGCATGCGCGCAAGAAGATGAATAGCATGCTCGATAAAATGAGTGGTGAGCAAAAAGTCAGTTCTCCGCAGTCGGGCGGTAGCGGTGGCGCGCCACCCATGAAGGGCATTGGTTCGAGCGGGGGAGGCGGAGCGGCGCCGGGTATGGGCGCAACCGAGGGCGCTGCGTCCAGCGGCGGCGGCGGCGGAAGCGCGAGCGCTGCGCCGTCCATGGCTGCGGCGGGTGAGGGGGCTGGCGCCGCTCCGTCGATGGCGGAAGGGGCGGCGGCAACCGAGGGCGCAGCGGCGGCAACCGAGGGCGCAGCCGCTGCCGGTGAAGGCGCAGCCGCTGCCGGTGAAGGCGCAGCCGCTGCCGGTGAAGGGGCGGCGGCTGCCGGTGAAGGCCTGGCGGCGGCTGGCGAGGGCGCAGCGGCGGCTGGCGAGGGCATGGCTGGCGCTCTTGAAGGGTTGGCGGCGCTATTTTCCGACGAACGCGTGAAAGAGAACAAGCGCGTCATCGGGCAGACATTCGACGGACAACACATCTATGCGTTCAATTACAAGGGCCACCCAGCAACGCAGATCGGCCTGATGGCTCAAGAGGTGGAGCACCACCACCCAGAAGCCGTTGGCGAGCAAGGGGGCGTAAAGACCGTCCGTTACGACATGGCGACGCACGACGCCGCAAAGCGTGGTCATTTCGCCGACGGAGGCTATAACGATCCGTTCGGCGCGATTCCGCTGCGTTGGGCGTCGCGCGCCGATGAAGACCCTGAACGCGTTCCCGTGGCCCAACCGCGCCAGGACGTAGCGCAACAGATCGCGGAATGGAACCGGCGCAACCCCGAGGCGGCGCCAGATGCAAGCCCTTCGATCTGGGAGACGATCAAACAGCGCGTTGCGCCGAATTGGGCCGGACGCAACGATAAGCCGCAGGAACTGCCGCCGCCTGGCGCCGGTGTTGGCGCTTTGAGCGGCGCCATGGGCTTGGGTACGCCTTCATCGGCCCTGGCGGGAATGCAGACTTACAAGCCTGAAGAGAAGCCTGTCATCCCCACGCCCGCGGGCGTTACGTCGGCCGGTCTGCGCGCCAGCACCGAGGCGGACAGCGGAGCGCTCACGAGCGCGCCCATTCCCCGTGAAATGCAGGGCGCGCAGCAACCGGTGAAGACCTTCCGGGTTGAGCCTCCCGCCAGCGTGCTCGCTCCCGCTCTCGGTGGGACGGCCGAACCGGGCGCTGACCAGATCGCGCAGCCGCCAAACACCCCTGCGACGGGTATCAGCGATAACGGGATGGAGTTCATCAAATCGAACGAAGGATTTAGCAGTCGTCCGAAGTGGGATTACAAACAAAACAGCATAGGTTACGGCGTTAAGGCGCTCCCAGGGGAAACAGCTATCGATCCCGAGGAAGCGGAATCACGCGCCCGTTCGCATGCTGACAAGGTTGCATCATTTATAAACAGTAAAGCGAAAGTCCCACTTGCGCAGCATCAATATGATGCGCTTGTTTCATTCGGATATAATCTCGGAACTGGTGAAGGTGGACTTTCCGACATTATGCCGTTGATCAATAAGGGCGACTTTCAAGGCGCTGCAGAAAAAATGCAGCACTATAACCATGCTGGCGGTAAAGTTAACGATGGACTTACCGAACGTCGCGCCAAAGAAGCCAACCTTTTGCTTGGTGAAAACGTCGCAACCGGAAGCAAACCACCCCTTGAACCAACCGCGCGCGGTGGTATTGGCAAGGGTTTAGAAAGCGTTCCCAAGGCGGATACAGCCAAAGCAGCGCCCGCAAGCGGTGACATTGGTTCGATGATTAAGAAGGTGCTCGGGAGCAATAAGACCACCGAGAATGAAAAGGGCGGTATCCTTAAGCGCTTGCTCGGGATTGACTTCAATCCGCTCAAACTGTCCGATAACGAGCGGATGGCGCTCATTGCGGGCGGGTTCAGCGGCAAGGCAGATGTAGGGGCGAACACCTATGCCACCCTGCGCGGTCAGGATTTGAACCAAGCGCAACAGGCTGCGCAGCTTGCTGAGACGAAGCGTCAGCATATCGCTAACCAGGGACTACAACAACAGAGCATTGATCAGGCAAAGACCAGTTACGGAGTTATCGGTCAAAACCCTGACGGAACAGCACAGTACGGGTTTATTGACGCCGCAGGACAAACGCTTAAACCGGCGTCTACGGTCTTAGGGACGCCTGCAACAAGCACTAGCAATCCAAAAGGTCTAAGAGGCGAGGAATACTTAGCGACGCTCGATCCGTACATAGCTGAACAAGCTAAACGTGTGTCACTTGGCTTGGAGAAAATGCCAGTCCCAAGTAAATATAACCCAAGCGCTAAGCCTATCGCCGATGCAGTTCGTACCGCTTACCCTGATTTGAATGAGGGAAGCTTTGACTTTATTCAGAAATGGAACGATCCAAATAAAGGCTCTTCAAATAACATCAAAGCCGCAAATACCTTCTATAAACATGCTAATAGACTGCATGTATTAGCTGACAAATTACCTGCTAGTTCTAATGGTAGGTTAATAAATGAAGGTAAATTATGGTTTAAAAATCAAACAAATGATCCTGATATTGCGGCATACATTAACGTTGCCGAACAAGTTATCGATGAAAAAATAAAAGCTATTACAGGATCACCGCCAACAGTATCAGAAAGACAGGAATTACTAAAAGACTACAATCCTGCCAAAGGGAAGGAAACTATTCGCAGGGTGTTAGCTGAGGATAGTGATCTTATTGAAGGACGTTCTAAATCACTAGAGAATATGTATAATAGTAACATATCGAGACACTCTAAGAAACTTGACGTTTTCGATGAAGAGTCAAAACGTGTGATGGCTAAAATAAAGGGCGAAAGTAATCAGCATAAAGCGGTGCGTCCTGAGGGTATGTCTAATGCCGATATACTAAAGAAGCTAACCGCAGAAGTGGAAGCGGCTGTACGTGACGGCGCTAACAGGGCCGTAGCTACTAAAATGGCTCAAGATTATGCTAAGTCCGTGGGGGCGCTCTAATGGCTGACACCGAATTTACATTGTTGCCAGGGCTGCAACACCTCATCCCCGGCAATGAGAAGCCGGAGGAACGAGCGGGCGGCATGTGGTCAAGCAAGGCCGGGCGCTTCGTGCAAGGCATGGCCGAACCGGTTGCCGGTGGCGCGCAGCTTCTAGCGCACGCTACTGGCCTTGGGACTCAGACGGCCGATAGCGCGGTAGACAAGCTGCACAACCTCTACCAGGCGTCGCGCAAAGAAGCCGGACTGACGCCGGAGGACTGGGATTATTGGGCGGGCGCTGGCAACATGGTCAGTCCGGCCAATATGCTCCCTGGCGCTGCAATCGGGCGGGTGGCGCGCGCTGGCGCGTCTCTTGGCAGGATCGCAGCCACGGGCGCTGCAACGGGCGCGGCCATGGGCGCGACGCAGCCGGTTGTCACAAAACCGGGCGAAAGCTACGCTGCGGAGAAGGCCACACAAATCGGCGGCGGCGCGCTTGCCGGTTCGGTTGTTGGTCCCGCCGCACATGTGGCGGGTAGCGCCATCATGCCTCCCATAACGCAGGCTGCGCGCGGTCTTATGGCGGAGGGCGTTCAGCTTACGCCCGGTCAAATGATGGGAGGTTTGCCAAAGTACGTTGAAGACATTGCGGCAAATTTACCGTTCATTGGTGGTTTTGTTCGTAATGCACAAGCCGACGCCTATCAAACATACAATGCAGCGGCTGCAAGACGGGCGTTGGCGCCTTTAGGTGACCCTGATTTTAACGCCGCATTGCGCAATATGAATACCGGCTATGAAATGGCGGAGTATGTTGGCACCGTATTGGGCGACCAATATAATATCCTCCATGGTATGAGCGCAATAAAAGCAACCCCAGAGCTTGAAACAGAGTTAGGATTGCTTGTGCAGCGTGCCCAACGAGGTTTAACCGCGTCACATGCTGAAGATTTTAACCGAATAGTACGCAATGAAATATACGGAAAAATATTTAACAATCCGATGCAGGTTGCGGACGGTCATAGTATTCAAACCATCACTTCAGAACTCGGGCGCGCGCAAAAGACTTTAAGTTCTTCAACAAGTATGAATGAACAAGATTTAGGTGGTTTTGTTCAACAACTTCGTGAGGTTATTGATAAAGAGCTTATTGATCAAAATCCCGGCGTCGGGGAAGCTCTTAAAAGAGTTAACCGAGGTTGGGCGAACTTTGTTCGTTTTCAAAAAGCGGTTGGGTCTAAAGGCGCAGAAGCACATGAAGGGTTTTTCAATCCTAACCAATTGAGCACGGCAGTAAACGAATCTGAACAGTCGTTATGGAATAAATCAACAAACAGAGCGTTGATGAAAGATTTGGTGGTGATGGGAAAACAAACGCTTCCCAATACTATACCAAATTCCGGTACATCCGAACGGACGCTTGCAACAGCGTTGCTTGGCGGAACGGCTGTCGTTAGCCCTCAAATGGCTTTAGTGGGCGCTGCAATACCGGCAATATACAGTAGACAAGGTCAAAACTTTGCTCGGGCTGTCTTAACAAGACGGCCAAGAGGTTCAGGATCAATAGCTAACGCGTTACAAAGATATGCCCCTGTACAGGGTGTTCAAGCCTACAGCGCAATGAATAGAGGGACGCAAGACTAATGCCAACGACAACTTACAAAGCGCTCCCATTGCCAACGCAGGGCGTTACAACCACTTGGGGCGATGCACTTAATAACTATCCGTTCGCATACATCGATACAATGCTCGGTGGTATAACCACCAAATCGTTAAGCTCTGGTGATGTGGCGCTAAGCGCTGCAGAAAGCCGTACGCTTATGGTGCGGCTTACGGGGACGATAAGCGCGGATATTCTCGTAACGACTTTGTGTCAAGGCTTCACGCTTGTTGAGAACTTAACGAGCGGTAGCTTTACCGTCACATTTACCAATGCTGCGACGTACGGAGGTACGCCCGTGGGGACGCCTGTAGCGATTCCGCAGGGCGGCGGCTATGTGGTGATGAGCGACACAACCAACGGATCGCGGTTGGTTCTTCCCGGAGGAGCGGGCGCCGCCAGCGTCGGGCGGATTGGTGAGTTTCCGGGAACTACCGTTCCAACGGGTTGGCTCAAGGCAAATGGTTCGCTCGTGTCGCGCGCCAGTTACGCCGATTTGTGGACATACGCGACACTATCGGGAAACCTGCAGACCGACGCCGATTGGGTGGCGAACGCCATGTACGGATGCTTTAGCTCTGGTGATGGTTCGACTACGTTTAGATTGCCCGACTTACGTGGCTATTTCAGGCGCGGTTGGGCGGACGACAACACCGCAAGTCAAGATTACGGCCGTACTTGTGGTATGTTTCAAGATCAGGCAGTACAAAATCACATACATCCCGTGACGGTTACTGACACTCATAGACATTTTTCATTCAATGACACAAACTCTGTCGGTGGTCCGTTACCTACTTTAACGAATACAAACTACTCAATATTTAGTAGAAATATAAGCGGAGGTTACAATAACTATGTTATCGGCGGTGATAGTTATACACCAACCCTCGGGTTAACGTCACTGGCGACTAATGCAATTACGGCGGTTACTGTAAATAACACTGGTGGAAATGCTCAAAATAAACCGCAGAATATAGCAATGATGGTGTGTATCGCATATGCATAAACCTAAATATGATGCTGAATTTAACAAGACGCGTTGGGCTAACTGCAAAGTTACTCCCTCACGTCTTGTTGAGGTGACGAAGGTTGCTAAGTGGATTATTACCAACCGGCGTCGCTATGAAATTGTGCAAAAAAGCACAGGTGTTCCCTGGTGGTTCATCGGGTGTTTGCACGTCCGGGAAGCCGGTTCGACGGCGAAAGCGTTCCAATGCTATCTCGGAAATGGCGAGCCGCTAAACCGGGTTACCCGCCTGGTTCCAGCCGGGCGCGGTCCGTTCGCCACATGGGAAGATGGCGCATGCGACGCATTACGAATTCAAAAGTTTGACAAAATCACCGATTGGAGTGTAGAACATTCGTTGTATCTTGCGGAGGAATATAACGGTTTTGGGTATGCCGCTAAAGGGTTGCCATCGCCGTATGTCTGGGGAGCAACGAACTATCAAAAACCGGGAAAATACGTCAAAGACGGCGTATTTGATAAGAGCGTAATGGACACGCAGATAGGAGTTGCAGCAATGCTACAGATTATTTCCGCTCTTGTGGGTGGAATACTTCCGGGAATCATCACCAACCTTACCAATCCGCAGAATCCGGGCGCTGGCGTCACCGTTCCGGCTGCGTCAACGAACACGAACTTCCTCGGGGCAATCGTGGGCGCGCTTATGGCGGGATTCGCAGGAGCCGGATTTGGTCAGGACGCCATTCACACCGTCGCCACGCTGGCGGGCGCTCTTGGCGCGGTCCTGTCCACCCTGAACCACCTGCATCTGACCAACGCCAGCAACGCCAACACCATGGCGTTGATTGAGCAGCTCCTGGCGCAGATCGCTGCATATCAGCCGCCCGTTCCCGACGTCCCCGAGGTCGCCCCGGAAGCCCCCGTGGTAAGCTGATGAATATCCATCAGGCAATTTACACCCTGGTTCACACCCTAAACGGAAAGATTGATAAAATGACTCTCAATATCGCCACCCTTGCCGCCGACGTTGAAGCGCAGAAGACCGTTGTCGAAAGCGCCGTCACCCTGTTGACCGGTCTTTCTGCGGCGCTCCGTGACGCCCTGGCCAAGCTTGAAGCCGCTATTGCGGCTGGTGATCCTGCAGCGGCTGCGGCTGCACAGGCCGCTCTTGACGCCATTGCCGCCGATGTTGAGGCCAACACCTCCAAGCTGTCTGGCGCCGTGGTCGCCAATACCGTCGCCGCTCCCGTTCTCGGCGCGTAAGCCCATACCAAGGGGCGGCAAAGTTTGCCGCCCCGTCATTCTAGCATCGGTACGGGACATGAGTTTAGATTACCAGCATATCAAAAGTATCATGAGTACATGGCCAGCGTTAAGCGCTGCATTAGCGTTCATAACTCTTGTCGTGGGAGCGCTTGCGGCAAATGGTTACATCGATCCGGCAATGCATAAAAGTGATGCAACGATAATCAATCGTCACATCACTGAAATCGAAGAATCATTGAACGATAACAAGAACGAACATCGGAATATGCAAACGGATATTCGTTCTATAATGTCAGCGTTGGGTAGGATTGAAGGCCGTCTTACCGGAAGATGACCGGCAATGACAAAGTAATCTCCCCGGCTTTGTCACTTTCATCAGTATGTTCACTGAACGTGGACACGTCTCTTGTGTCCATTTCCTTCCTACATCGTATTTAAACCATTCACCATTGCTCAAAATGGCAATGCACACAAGTGTGTAAGTCATCACAGATATCCCATTATGACAAGCGCTCCCAAGACTATGAAGACGCTCAGTAGAATCATAGTTGCACAACCGTCAGCGGCTCTCATGGCTTTATCTGACTTATCAACCAGAGTGACAACACGGCCATTAAAAGGACCAACAGAATACCGATCATTTTAATACCCCATTATAGTTGCGAACGCCGCTAGTGCAATAGCAGCAACACACAATAATAGGAATGTTTCTATAGGAAGTTGTTTCATAAGTTCCTCAACAGATAGATCATTGCAATAACAACGATGATTAAGACTATTAGACTTTCCATCTTACCACCCCATTGATCTTAAACAGTACCAAAATACGAAGCATATTAACACCAGCACCATAAGTCCTGGATAGTCCATACTAACTATATTCATATACGAGTCACCTTTACATTTTCGATTTCACTAACTCGGATTGATAGTGACATATCTTCGTCAGGGCTGAATGTAACCCATGGGAATTTTTCAATATTCTGTAAGGTTACATCTATAAGATACTTACAGCTTTCTGCATCTGCGGTATAGGATACAGCGAGTCTGTGTCCCTTGGTGTATATTTCAACTCTGTATGTGTTCATAATACCAGCTTTCTAGCTTCGTTTGCATAAAACCGAATATCGTAATTAATCGGTTCACCATTATACTCTTGGGAAATGACCAACATGCTTGCATGGCCGTGCTCTGCGTGTTGGCCCCAAGCTTTCTTTGTCAAGAATGTCTTCTCACATTCTGAGCACGTGTACTTTTTACGCGTTCCTCCTATCTGTGCATGTCCTTTAGCGTGCATGCGTTGTTTCGTCTTGGGCATTACCTTCATACCCTTAGACCCTTCCGGACTAACATAGTAACGGACGACGCCGGACATTGTATCGCCGTTATCGAGCAACAGTTTTGAACCTTTGCTCATATCCAGACGTAGCATAAAATCAAAACCGTCAGAATCGTTCGCCCGTATGAAATCTTCAATGTCCACTCCATCGCACATTGCAGCCTCGGCGGCGGCCCTAATAATTGGCATTGACTGATTTTGGTGCCATTGTCTTGTCGGCTCATAAGCGCCTTTACGCTTGCGCTTGCCATTAGTGTATTCTGCGATGTAGTTGTTAACATCCCTGATCCACATTTTACTGTACGTGTTGTACTCAAGGTCAATGAGCGTCGCTTTTGCCCACGCGTCCGCCAATTCTCGTACTCGGGGACGCTTTTCCGGGGGAATGATAATCGTGATACCGTCCGTATTGATCTGAATCAACCGGACGCCCTCAACACTGAGCAAAGTTTCCGCCAGCGACAGGATCAGGAATTGACCATTGATCGTTATCCCGAGCATGAACGCCAGATCGTAAAAACACGTATAGATGCTCCCAGAGCTGCCAAACACGCTGTTGAGCGCCAGTTTTAGCGCGGCGTTCTCGGGTGTCCCCTTGGGGCTTTGCAGCCGTCTAGCGAGCAATTCAGCATACACCCGGCAAAATTCCGGTCCGAGGTGCGCCGGGTAGAGCTGGTTTACGATGGCGATTTTTGGATAAAATGACGTGGCGTCAATATCCTCTATATCCTCCCCACCGACGTATTTCTGATTGACGACGCTCCCGTGAAGCCCTCCCAGACCCATCGTGCATTCGACGCCCGCCAGCGTGAATGCATATTCCGTGAAGGCGTCCCCGAGGCGCGTTGCAGACCGTTCAGGGCGTCCGTCCATATCCAGCACGTCAACTACGTGCACCTCGGACATAGCCGCCAGCGCTTCGCTGATGGCGGGCGTCTCGTATCGGAGATAGGGGAATATCACATCCCCCAGACGAACACCGTCAGCACGAAACGTCGTCTTGGCGACGCGTCGCCCGTTCGGCGCCCGCTCGTGACAATCTACCCTAACCCGTTCAAGTTCCCGTTCGAAATATTTGCGTCCCAACCCTGTATCGGACTGATTAATCCAGTACGGATCGAGAGATTCCCGTAACTCGATGGCCGGTAGACACTTCTCGTAAAACTTCTCCGTCTCGGTTACATCATGCGCGTTGTAACCGAGAAGGGTATCTATTTCATCAAACGTGAGGCATGTCCCAACTGGGAATGGTAAGTCCTGAACGCGTCTTGAACGCATATTAAACTGTAGCTTTTTTAGGCTTGTTGACTTGGCTTTGTTGTTAAAATGGTTAATGAGGAATAAATCAATCTGGGGAATCTTAGGATTCCAGATTGTAAACTCCATGCTGCTACGATTATCGCCGCTTCCGATAATATCCATAGCCTTGCGATACAGCAAAGCAGCGTCGCAGTCTGGATTGTCCAGAAACTCTTGGATGATAGGCCAATCGAAGTGCAGATTGTTAAAGCCTATCAACCGTCTGCAGGTATGAAGATACTTCCATAAGGCGTAATTATCTCTACGCCTATCTGAGATTTCAAAGAATACACCGGGACCACCAACCACCTTGAAACAAGCGGTAAAGACGTTAGGGAAAGTCTCGATATCAAAGATCACATCATTCATTGTTAATACCATCCCCATTTAAAGCGGTGCGCCAGTCTACGGCCGGTGTACTTTCGATATACATTCTTAGCAACAGATTTAGAAACCTCCCAATGAGAGCACCGAGTGATACCGTCATCATTGTAAATAATACGATATGTATCGGTTTTTGGTATTCTATGCATTCGTGTTGCAGCTCGCCAACGATCCTGCTTTTTCATTACACCACTTCAAACTAACCCAACAATAGGGAAATGGCTATCATGAGTATAAAAATAATCACTCCCGCCATTGTCCCGCTTAGAGCATCTGATATATGTTTATTCATTAGGTAGTTCAAATTCATACAGCAAGTGTGCGCGTGTCTCACCCTTAATCAAATCTTCATCCGAGGTGTAACCACGTATAAGCTTAGGGTGATAATCGAACTCATTGCCTTGCACGTCATAACGCTTGTAAATAACAATCGCCCAACCTTTTACGGTCGCAGTTGAAGCGTCGCGCCATTTAACGAAAGGTTCTTCATTCTTGCTGATAAAGTAACCATGCTCTTTAAGACCTTTAATAACCTTCTCAGCATCCTGTGCATAAGTCGTTGTCACCCTATCACACGAAATTAAAAGATTTGCGAGTTTCGGTACAAGTTGATCCATATTAATCATTCCCTCTTTTCTTTGACGGTTCGACGCCAGTTTCGGTGAATACACAACCTAGTGACTCATAGAAGCGCTGCAAGTTCCCTTGCAGCTTTTCCGATGGTATGACGTTAGCATTCTCAAATTCGTTAATAGTCCTGGCGCTTATGCCGATACCGCTAATCTTGTGCAGCGCCATTTTGCAAAGCGCTCGCGCCATGCGCGCTTGTGCTGGCGTCATCACAACTCCGATCTTTTAACTTTTATAAAGACGTCGGGCATCCATACCATTTCAGCCCAATTATATCGACCATTTATACAATCCTTTAACTTTAGTAACCAAACCCGTCGCCGCTGCTGCTGCCGTAGCCGTAGCCGTAGCCGTAGCCGTAGCCGCTGCTGCTGCCGTAGCCGTAGCCGCTGCTGCTGCCGTAGCCGCTGCCGTTGCCGTTGCCGCTGCCGTTGCCGTTGCCGCTGCCGCTGCCGTAGCCGTTGCCGTTGCCGTTGCCGCTGCCGTTGCCGTTGCCGCTGCCGTTGCCGTTGCCGCTGCCGTTGCCGTTGCCGCTGCCGTTGCCGTTGCCGCTGCCGCTGCCGTAGCCGCTGCCGTAGCCGTTGCCGTAGCCGCTGCCGTAGCCGCTGCCGCTGCCGCTGCCGTCACTATGCTTTTCCATTGTAAACTCCATTAAGTAAACGGTGACTCAATATTGAGTCACCGTTTGTATTATATCACTTAGACTCGTTAGTTGTTGCTTCGATAGAAGCAATTGCTATTTCCGTTGCAGGGATAAATTCAATACAGTCCTCGATGTACATTTCTGGCACGTTGATGTGAACCTGTGATTGTTCTATATAAAGTCCGTTGATGGCCAGTTCTGACAAACTGCGCGCTCCATACCAGTAACGAATGCGGCGAACATCTTTAAGCATTGCACGGGAAAACATTCCACCATTACCCACTTCTACAACTGTACCGAGATGCACGCCACTTGCATATGTACGAATGATGCAACGTTTGCCGATTGCTGGATGTGTCATAATACAATTTCCTATTATACTGGTTGATTACTCTACCGCCGCACCATGTGAAAACCCTGGAATACTTGGCATAGACTCAATAGGGTATACAGTCACCTCCGAGGTAGCCCCCGGTGCTATTTCCGGTAGCGTTGGGGCAACGCCCAAGGGCGCGCCAGCCTGCGCAGCCGGGGCGCTTGCAGGGACGTTTGGGAGGTTAGGCGTCCCCTGGTGCGGGATAGCCGGGGACTGTGGCGCAGACGGCGCAGACGGCGCAGATGTAGGCGCTGTGGGTGTGTACGCCGTTGGTGATTGTGTGGCGGCGGATACCGGCGCTGTGGGAGTGCCCGCACCGGCCGCATACGCGTTTCCCATTGGCGCGGTCTGTGGCGCGGTCTGTGGCGCGGTCTG